AAGGCTTCATAAGTCTTCTTCTGATGCTGGCTATTCTGATGGACAGCTTCGGCCATTTGCGTCAGGCAGTTCTCTTGGTCTACGCAACGCTTCTCGAGCTGCTCGATGCGCTCAAGAAGTAATCGGGGGTCTAGAGTATTAGTCATTGGTGTCTCCTGATGTTGTCCCACTACACGGGTTAACTCTATAGGGTGGACATAATGCAATTTGCTCATGACGCACCCCCGATCAGGGCGTTTCCCCACATGTCGTCCAAGGTCCGGCCTTCAGGCGGCTTGGTCAACCAACGCACACCGCTGTTGCACAAACGAGTGCAAGGCGGATGAGCGACCATGACCATATCCCAGGCTTCCATGCCCAGGACATTCCTGATGTCGTCTTGAATGTGTCGGTTAGATCTGTCGTCTGCCGGAAGCAGATCGCAGCTCCAGGTGTCGAAGCCTTGCTCTGCAAAAGCCTGACGCACGGTACCGGATGTTTCACAACCGATGAGTACTCTGATGTTGTCTTTGGATATCATGACGTGTCTCCCTAAGTCGTATCCGTTTTTCCACAGTTACAACTTAAGAAGGGTCGGGAGCTTTGGTAGCGGAGGAGGGACTTGAACCCCCGACACGCGGATTATGATTCCGCTGCTCTTCTTAAGTTGTACCTTAGTATAACCTGAAAAGGGCAACGGATGCAAGAGGTATTATAAGGGTGGACATAAGTAAAAAAACACCGATCGCCCCTATCCGTTGACCAGGGTAACCGATGTTCTTCTGATGTTAATCTGACATTCGCTTAAGACTTCTGATGGCTTTCATGTTTGCCTCAACTCTCTCGAGTAAAGTCATGTCTGCCCAGCTCGTTAGATCTACTAGCGATCTCCCGCACGTTTTACATGCTTCGTGCTCCCAGTTGACTTTACACTGCTTCTTACACGGGCTGTCGCCTAAGTTAACTTTCGTCACTTCTTACCGCCGAACTGAGACACTGCCCATCGGATGCCCATGCTCGCAGCGATTGCCGCACAAAAGATAGCAGTGTACCACGAGGGGGCGTGTTCATTCAGATGCCGCCAGCCTTGTGCGACATGGTCTTGTGTCCACGGCAGGAAGGAGCCGATGAAGGGTGCAAGGATTACGGCTAACGCAATCTCGTCTTTATAGCTGTATTGCGTCTGCCGGAGTGCCTCTAGATCCCAGTCCGTTTCGCTGTCGGCGCGTTTCTCGATCATCCTAATCTCGGCCACGAGTTTGGCCTCAGCTAGTTTTGCTTTCGCTGCGCTCTTAGCAGCTCGCGCCTCGACCACGCCCTGGGCGACACCGCTGACAGCTCCGATAATAGCTTTAATCATTTTCTAAACCTCTTAAAGTATCTGCGAGCTCATTGGCTCGGCGACCGACCTGCCTTGCGTAACGACTGTCGATCAGTTCATCTGCTGCCGCTGGGTAGTTGCCCTCACGCAGGTGACCTAGTGTCTTCTTGAAGCCGAGCAGCCGGTTGATACCCATGTTGAAGCACAGGTTAATCAGTATCTCTTGGACAACTTCTGGGAAGTGTAAGAAGCCGCTGATGTTGTTCCTGAGATCCACCAAGCAGTTAGCTATGTCATCCTCGAGTATCAGCATTGCAGCTCTCTCGGAGATCGGGTTGTCGTCTAGGTTGTGACCTACGCCGATCGTCAGCTTACCTTCGGTACACCGGTAGGGCTCCAAGCGAAGGCCTTCATGTTTGATAAGTGTTTTAGTCAGTCGATCCATGTTCATCGTCGGTGCTTCCCTTGTTATTTTTACCGAACCAAGATTGGACTGTTGGGGTTTCAAAGATCCGCAAGGCCATCCATATGATTGTAAACAACGATGCGATCGGCGGCAGTATTTCACCAAGGCTTCCGACAGTAGTTCCAATAGCCGCAGCATCCATAAATATCTTTTCATTGCTTTGCATGTACCTAGCCCTTCTCAGCTCGGTTGATTAAACGCTCTATATTGAGGTTATGTTGGCGAAAGAGTTCTTCGATTTTCTTTTCACACTCTTTGACTTTAGTCTGTTCAGTTTCGATCTTGCGCTCTAGCTCTGATATCTTTCTCGAGCCCGCCCAGATCAGACCGATGACAATCACAACCTGGTCCCAGTGTGACGTGATTAGGTCTTCCATTTACTTTTGCACCTCGTAAGTAAGTTTCCCTCTCTCTCCTTACTGTGTTCCAAAAGTTACGATCGATGTCGGTTAAATCCATATCAATCTTCATAGCGATGCCTTAGGTATGCCTTTACGCCATTGATCTCGCCCGTGTCTTCGTTCCAGACGACACTGAAGCACCACGGATCTTTGGTCACATCATCAGGCAATGGAAACGTCAGACCCATCGTTTTACACCAGGCACGCATCCAATTAATCGTACTAACGAAATAACAATCTACCCATGGCTCCACAGTGCCATCCTCGTTATGCAGCTTTGCAAAGAATCGGTGGCGGTTTTCGGTTGGTATCTGCGGGGGAAAGTTTCTTACAAACTGCTTGTCGTTAGGCCTAATACCTTGAGCGAAGACAAACTTGGCTTGCTTTTTACCTGTCACCAAGTCGTGTTTTATCCCGTGCCATCCAAGAAGATAGTCGTCGTTATAGTCCATATATGTGGACATGCTCGCACCGTATTTTATGAGCGTCTGAACGTCAGGGGTTCTGAAATCATAAAAGCTAATGCTGCTATTGTTATAAGGTGGTCGGTAGTTACCATAATTGCCGATCACGTTCTGTGGCGATGCAGTCAGTTGCTCAACGGTGTACTCGGGGAACGCCTCGACCAGACGGTTGATTTGTTCCATCGCCTCTGGCCTGTCGCACGAGTAGTCAATGCGCTTGATTTCGCCATCCATATAAACTTGGTCTCTAAAGTTCTCAGTGAACTTATCAGACATGTTTTCTTCGTAGACCAGGTTTGCCAGCCCCGTCTCAACTGCTTCATCGACAGCTTCTTGCTTTTCTTCGTCGGTCAGGTTTCCATCAACGGGGATTTCGTAATAATTCCCCGACAAGACACCAGTGAAACACAGCATAAGTTGTCCATCGTCAAGCCGCTCTGTAAATTCCGTATTCATGTCACACCTATACTATTGTTACACTTACTGTGCCGCTTGTTCCGAACGGGGATGTAACCCCTGTGTTTGACCAAAACCAGAGCGAGCGTTTTGTGTAACCGCTCACAGTGGTTGTGGTTTGACCGAAAGTGGCCGCAGTTCTGTTGAGGGTTGTCGAATTGATTGTCACACTTGTCCAGCCGCTGTTTGCGATTGGGGTGTTATCAACCATTACAAGCTGTAGCTGCTGTGAGATAGTGTTATGCGATAGCTTAGCAACTATTGCCCCAGATTGTATCCCGTTTACTCCTCTGGCAGCTATAGACCCCCACGAAACGGCATCAAGGTCGCTTTTAGTATGATCGTTGTAGCCACTATTGGTGCCAGAATATCCGCCAGGATCGGTATATGACCCAATGGTCATTGTAGTATTTAGGTAACTGAAACTCGCACCGTAGAAACCCGTGAAAGTTGACTGTGCGCCGCTAGCCTTGTTAATTAAAGCACGAATGTCGCTGTCGTTAATACTGGCTTGGGTGCCTGATGTGCCGCCAGCTTCAACGTGCAAATCGTTTAGGCTAATCTGTCCACTTGTCTGTAGTGCCATAAATTAGCCTTTCTTTAAATCTTCAAGTTCTACCTTGAGTTCTTTGACCGCTTCGATGAGATAGCCGACTACGTTGCCGTAGGCCACGCTGAGATACTCACCACCGTCTTGTACTAATTCGGGAGCAACCTTTTGCAGCTCTTGAGCAATTACACCTGACCCAGCCGCACCCTCTTTTGTAAATGACACGCCTCGCATCTGGTAGACTTTAGAGCCATCAAGCGTCTTAACATCTGACTTAAGACGCTCATCGGAATAGGCCGTGATGTTGCCGGTCGCCGTTAAATTGCCAGAAGTGTCAATCTCTAGTTGTTTCGTAGCCGACCCTGAAAGTGGATTGCCTGTTTTAATCTGGAACAGACCAGACGCAGTGTTAATCATATGCGTTCCGGTTGTAGATGGGGATGAGCTTGATCCAAAACTGAACTGAGCATAGCCATTCGTGGAAGTGCCTGTAATCCTCATAAACTCCGGCAAAAGAGAACCGCTGACAGTCAAATCACCAGTCGTCGTGTCGTCAGCATCGCTACGCAGGAAGCTGCTGGCTTGGATGCCATCAACCGTATCAGCATCTAGGCCAGATCCAGAGCCATCGTTGCCACCATGCCAGATTGTGTTGCCACCATTAGCGGTAAGAGTGCCATCAGCTTTGGCTTGAAACACCAACTTATCGTAAGTGCTATCTGTATTGTAATTACCGCTACCTGATATGACTGCGAAACAATCTTGTACATCGTTATCTCGTATACCGATGACATGGTGACCGGAACCGCTGCCTTCTATCAGACTGCCAAAGCTAGAGCCGCTGATAAGACCTGGGATATCAGAGCGAGAATTATTGTACTTGTAATACTTGGCATCTCCAATTGATATAGCACCAGTTGCGAAATCATCAGCATCACTACGCAAGAAGCTGCTAGCTTGGATACCGTCGAGAGTATCGGCATCTAGGCCAGAGCCCGAACCATCAACGGTTTTAAGTTTAGTTAATATCTCGGCGGCTGTGTCCGGTGAGCCATCGTTTCCATCAGCACCGGCAGGGCCCTGCGCTCCATTGGATCCAGCGGCTCCGGTAGCCCCATCGTTACCATCTGCGCCAGCTGGACCTTGAGCACCTGTAGCACCCTGGGGCCCTGTAGCACCTTGGGGCCCTGTAGCACCCTGAGATCCTGTAGCTCCATCGTTTCCGTCAGCACCATCGGTACCATCTGCACCTGCTGCACCTGTAGCTCCTGTAGCTCCTGTAGCTCCTGTAGCTCCTTGAGCACCAGTGGCTCCTTGAGCACCGGTAGCACCCTGGGCTCCAGTAGCTCCATCGTTTCCGTCAGCACCTGCTGCACCATCATTACCAGCAGGACCGGTTGGGCCTCGAGCACCATGTGTACCTTGGGCTCCAGTAGCTCCTTGGGCTCCATCATTGCCATCAGCACCTGCAGGGCCTTGAGCACCCGCTGCGCCAGCTGGGCCTGTAGCTCCATCGGCACCATCAGCACCATCAGCACCTTGAGATCCGGTAGCTCCTTGGGCTCCGGTAGAACCCTGTGGTCCTTGGGCTCCATCGTTACCATCAGCACCAGCTGGTCCTTGGGCTCCTGTAGCTCCTTGAGCTCCAGTAGATCCGTCATTACCATCTGCGCCAGCTGGTCCTTGAGCTCCAGTCGCACCTTGTGGTCCTTGAGCTCCGTCATTACCGTCAGCACCCGCAGGGCCTGTAGCACCCTGTGCGCCGGTGGCTCCATCACTTCCGTCACTTCCGTCACTTCCGTCAGCACCTGCAGGGCCTTGAGCACCGGTTGCGCCTTGTGGTCCTTGAGCTCCATCATTACCGTCTGCGCCAGCTGGGCCCTGGGCTCCAGTCGCGCCGGTAGAGCCTTGTGGGCCAGTGGCTCCATCATTACCGTCTGCGCCAGCTGGGCCCTGGGCTCCATCATTACCGTCTGCACCCGCAGGGCCTTGGGCTCCAGTCGCACCGGTAGATCCCTGTGCTCCGGTTGCGCCTTGAGCACCAGTAGCACCCTGGGCTCCGGTAGCTCCTTGAAGAGCTACATCAGCAATTGTTCCCTTTTCCCATGCATTGGCCGAAGTGTCGTAATATACAATTAAGTCATCAGAAGCTGCATCGGTGGCTGTTGTAAAACCTGTTAGGGCTGAACCAACATTAGTTGTATCAGTAACATCAGCTAAAGCTTCGATGCCATCTAATTTCGTGCCATCAGCCGAAACATCACGACCATCAACTGTGCCAGAAACACTGATGCGGCCCGAAATAACTATGCCATGGGTGTTCGTGTAGAGTTTGGTTGAGTTGTTATAGTTTAGTCTTGCCTGTCCGTCTTGAATAAACTGCGCGCAAATCTCAGTTCCTGCTGCGTTCATAATCCGAACATCGTCTCCGAGTATTCGTAGTTGCCCAGTGCCAGCATCTTGGATAAAACTACTCGACCCGTTGCTATAAATCTGTAAGTCAGACTGATCACCAAAGATGGCTTTCTTGTTGCTAAAAGTAACATCGCCAGTAAATGCACCGCCATCAGCAGTCACCGTGCCATTGACATCAATGCCGCTTGTATTAAATAAGGCATACTCTTGAGAACCGCCCGAAACTCTTAAGGCAGCATTACCTGTCCCAGTGCTTTTGGTAATGATAAGCTGCATCTCATTAGAGAGAGCTCCATTATCTATACTAAATAGACCATCCGGCCCTTTTACGGTAAACTTATGCGTCGGAGTATTTGTGCCAATACCAACTCGATTGTTGTATGAAGAGCCATTAGCACCGACAAAAAGGTTATTTGTATCAACTGAGAAATCAGCGTTGACTGCCAATGCACCCGTCATTGTATCGCCAGACGTTGTGACGTAAGAACCTAAATCACTGATCTGGCTTTCTGTAATAGTGATGTCATCTTCATGAGCCGTCACATCTGCTGAGGTTACAGTATAGCCTGTGATGTAACCGCTATCATTGGTTATATCGGACGTAGCTGTGGGAACTGTAACTGTAACAACACCCGTATTGCCGTTAACACTGGTTACAGCGTCCGTGGGCGTGGCAAGTAGCGTATAGTCTGCCATCGTCCCCGCAGAACCGCCATTATGCATATATGTTTTGTTCTCGTCAGAACGAACAACAACGTCACCTTCTTGAGCCGTGAGCGCAAGCTGGGCACTTTGACTGGCAGCAGTTTGCACTGTTGTTAGAGCTGTAGCAGCCATGTTCGCGACAGGCAGAACACCAGTGACCTGATTAGTCAGATTTATGTGTCCAAAGCTGAGGTTACCAGATCCATCTGTTTTCAATGTTTGTCCGGTAGTTCCATCGGAGATTCCGAGTTCTAAAATACTAGTGAGATTATCGGTGTTATAAACATTACTTAAGCCTAAGTTGTTGACAGCTACGGACACGCTGGCTAGATCGCTGAGATTGCTAGCTGCCAGCAATGTGCCAGCCAGGGATGCATAAGCGTCCAGCCATTGCGTACCTGAATAAACCTTTATTGATCCGTCAGTACTGTCGAAATACAAAGCCCCCTGGACAAGAGCGTTCCCGTCATTGTCTAAAGTTGGAGCTGACGACTTCACACCGAGATATAAATCAGTGAAGCTGTCCAGAGCCGCCAATGCGCTGTCACGAGCTGCCTCCGATGCGCTCTGAGCGGTTGCGGCAGACGAGGCGGAGATGGAGGCTTCACCTGCTTTTGTCGCCGCAGTTCCAGCCTGAGTGGTCGAGATGCCAGCTTGGGTCGTCGCGGTACTGGCTTGGGTGGTCGAGATGCCAGCTTGGGTGGTCGAGATGCCAGCTTGGGTCGTCGCGGTACCGGCTTGGGTAGTCGCTGTCGCCGCGCTCGATGCGCTGCTGTTCTTACTGCTAGCTGCGCTAGCCTGGGCAATCTCAGAGGCAGCTTGAGCTGCTAAGGCTTGGGTCTCAGCGGCTTGGGCATCTGTCTCAGCTTGCTCGGCTGCTGCCTGAGCAGCTTCCGCTGCTACCTTACTGGCCTCTGCATCGGCAAGCTTTGAATCAAGACTTGCAAAGGTTCCGGATTCAGCACCACCGTCTTTAAAGAAACTACTGTTAGCCATGCCGCTTACTCCTCATCATATGTAAAGGCTAGTGAAATACTCTGGGTGCCACCGTTGAGCTCTTGGTCGTTAGACTGCTCTTGGAGCTCCTCGAGAAAAGCTTTGTACTTTGCCTCGAACAATGGACTTCTCTCGTCGAGATAGAAATCGGCGGCAAAGGTTAGACCGGCATAGATCACCAGGTCGGGTGCGACTGTTGTTATCGTCGTCTCAGTGCTATCCGACACAAAGGCTTCAAGCTCCCCATAATAGTTTAGGGTAACTGAACCATCAGCAGGGTACGGGTAGATGAGAAGCGAGGCTTGCTCTCGAGCATATTTGGTTGGGTTACCGGTTAAGCTGTTCGCCCTCAAAGCTTGCATTGTCTCCATACTGACACGTTCAATTGTTGTACCGGAGCTGTGGTAGAGATCGCGTGTTTCAAGGAAGTCGTTTGGCAATACAAGTGCTTGGGTTGAGCTGCTGATCGTGTAGTTCCGCTGCTTCTCCATGAAAGGCACTCGGAGGCTGCGCTGGATCCGCGCCAAGCCCTGGTCGATGAAACGCTCGGTGAGCACTGTGCTGATATCGCTGCGGTTAAGCACTTCGTTAAAATGCGTTTTAAGATCGCCATAGTTCATTGCGATTGATCCTCTCTATTGGGTGTCTTTATCAGGCATACCTGTTGCGCTTCTTGGCTGGCTTCTTCTTGGCTGTCTTGGCGGCTTTCTTAAAAGCAGAAGCTTTCGGTGCGCCTTTAGTTCCGGCCTTACGCATACTCTCGCCTGAGCCGGCTTTGATGCGTTTACGTTTTGCGTGAATATTCTTGTAAAGGCTCATTGACTACACCTGCTTGTTAGTTGTGATAAATGCGTCGAGGTTTTCGGCTTTCAAACGCCTCAGGACATCCTTGTGAGAATGCTGGAATAGATCAAAGCCTTCACGCAGCCACTTCTCATGCACTGCTACAGGGATCGAGGCGAGACGTTGGTTTTCGCCTTCTCGCGTGTGCGAGCTGGCAAAGCGTTCATCGCGCAGATCTTGGATAAAGCTTTGTGGAATGATTTGTGACTTCTTACGAGTAACGCGATCACCGTCTTGGATCAGTTCCTCTTTGATGTCGTGTATTGCTTTTGTGTCTTTCGTATCAGACATAGATGCTTCCTTTCTTATGTCGTTTAAAAGGTCCCCCAGGGGCAGCAGTAAGGAGAGCAGAAACCTGCAAACCCCTGGGTTCCCAATCAGTCAATCAGAGGCCTAGGAAAGGCCTGTGATCATGCCCGAGTCAGCGAAGTTGCTGTGCTTAACAGATACTTCACCAGTGACCATGTGACGGTCGCTGTCGCCTTGCTTAGCAAGCAGAGTGCGAGTGAATGGGCGCAGAGACACCGTGCGGAACATCGACGGATCGATGAGGAACGCATTGGTGCTGAGCTGGTGGCGGTTGAGTACAACGCGGTACTCACCGAACGGCGAGACGTACAGGTCAATTACGTTGACCAGCTCGCGGCTTTGAGCGAACTCACGATTGCGGCCTGAGGCGGCTGCAAAGCCAGCTACGATGGTAGCATCGGCAGGTTTAATCATGAGAATGCTTGGGTCGGAACCGTTGTCATAGCAATCCTGACCCAGCTCAAGAAGCTTAGCTTCAGTGAGCGCATCAGCAGAACCTGCACCGGCATCAACCGTTGTCGAGATCTGTTGCGACACAGAAGCCATTTCACGAGCAGTAGATCCGTTGCCGTTTACAGCAGCGTTGTCTACGCCGATCATGGCGCGTTCATAGTCACGCTTGATCTCTTTTAGTGCTTTACCTAATTGGTCATTTGTATTCGCCTCAGCTCGTTAGACTGAGACCGGCACGAAGCCAGCTTATGCTTTCGACATAAGATTAGACTATATCATGTCTGCCTTAGCAGACCCTCGCGCTTCGGATCACTTGATCCTACTTCCTTGCGGAATAGTCGTTGCACGTTCCCCTAACGGGGCTTCGCTCAGGATTACCATATCTTTCGACTTAGGCTTCCCCTGAATTCACG